TGATTATTTCATTGCATTATCATGCTATTTCATCTTATTTGTGATAAAAATGATAGAATATTGTAAATAAAACAACACTTATAATCTCAATAATGAGACAAATAAACAAAGTAAAATATTAAGATTAATTACTATTTAACTGCTAAATCATTTTTAAAAACTTTTCTTTTTGAGATCATCTTTATATTCACAGAAAAAATATAAACAATAAATTATTATTAAATTTTTATAAGTCAAGGAAATGAACAATAATACGCTAATGAGCAAAGGAAAAAATAAAAAAACAACAAACTGGTTTTTATAGGTTATTATCCTAAAGAATAAATTTAACCGATATCTTACCCTAGTTATTTTCTGTTATAATTAACAAGCTTTCTCTATATTACATGTAAAAAAGGAGTGAGTTGTGAAAACAAACAGAGTCGCAAGACGTATTTTAGGTTTACCTTATAATTTAAGTCGGTCTAAAAAGAAAGTGCGTTTTTCCATTATTACGCCTACAGAAAGTGATAATCTTCCCGCAGAGTTAAAAAATGCAACTCGGATCTGTTTAAAACAAGATTTCAGAAAAAATGCGCAAAATAAGCGTATTTATATGAAATTAACCGATGCTTATCCAGATTATCTTCTAGTAAGTTAATTACTTATGCCTAATGTTAGATTATAAATAACTTTTATTTTATTATTTATAACTAATAGTTTATCCCTTACAACCTTGTAAGGGATAATAGTATTCTATTATTGATATAATTCTTTACGAATATTCACTAATACTTGCTTAATTAATTGAGGATTGATTTTTTCTGGTAATTGACTTTGTTGAAAAGCTTGCTCAATTTTTTCTATTAATATTTTGCTTCGCTCAAATAGTGTTTCATAACTTAAAGCACCAGATTTAATTTCTAACAACTCATCCCTGTTATCACACCAAACTTTGACTTTTTTTTCAGTAGCAATTCCTAATGCAATATAAAGCAACCTAAAAGTGTGCATCATATTTTTACTATCGTAACTTCGTCCATGTTCAATATTTTGCTGATAGCGGGCTTCATTACGCTCCTCAACCCATTGCCAATAAGCATGATACTGCTTGCAATAGGTACTGTAGCCGTCTTTATTAAAACTAAGATAGGCTTGTAATATGGCTGTTTCAGAGACACTGCTTAGTAAAACATCGGTGGCATTATCTTTTTTTATTACGCCTTGATAATCACTATTTGGATCATAAAAAACTGCATAAAGATTTTGTGCATGATTGATTTTAACCAACCCAATATTTTGCTGCTCCCAACAACGTTTTTTAAGCCAATTATTCAGTAATAGGCTTTTTCCATCTTCAATGATATAACAGAAATCAAGGATTGTTTTTAACTCTTTATCTATAGGATCCATGATCTTCTTATTTAACCCTTGCGCTTTTTTTATTTGCCCTTGAGCATAATGCACAAAAGTCTGTACGCATTCCTTTGATAAAAACCATTCTGGGTTAAATTGCATAAATAATGGATGACGATAAATAACAACATGCTCTGGTGCATTTAATAATTCTAAAATATTAGGATTAGACGCACACAGTAATTCAACAAATCGCCCTAATTCATAATAAACGATATCATTAGTTTTATTACTTACTTGTGGCACATAATCAGAGCAATAAAACATCTCTTTAGGTAGATAAAAAACACCTTTAATATCAGTATCTGAACTATCTGTTGCCAAATTTTGTGAACGACTACCTGAAATTGTTTCAAATAAAAGGTAAGGCTTTATATTGTCAATGGTCAGTTTCATCAAGTATTTTCCTAAACCAATTATTTAATATTTCACTATCTGGTACGGTGCGTTTCGCTAATTGAGTTGCTGTTTCTTGCCATAAAAAAGTGATCAGTTTTTGCATATTATCGGTTGGTAGCCAAGTAAAGTGTTCATCTTTATCTGCTTTAAAGCTCACTAACTCTCGAATAATTATTTGCTCATCTGTGGTTAATATATTTATTAGCTGATTAAGTTCCATCGGTGGGATATTCCCCGTTTTTACTGTCCAATAAGCAGCTAAAAGTGAACGTAAGAGATAGAAATATTTTTTTAATTTTATGGGCTCATCTATCGCTTTACTTGCATGACTCTCTTCAAAATGATGTCTACTAACGGCTTTTGCGATCCCTCTATAATGATGAACAATGATTTGGGGTTGATAATATAATTGTGCCAACTCAAATAATTCTTTTTGGATACCAGCATATTGTTGATAAACAATAGGTGATTGTAACCACTCAAATAAGATAGCATTTGACTTACGTAATAGATGCAATGCTTTCGTAATATCCCAAGCTCCTACATCAAACCAATTATTTTCTATCCACTCAAATGTTTCTTTAGGTTTATCAATTGAAAGATATGCATTGCGAGGCCGTATAAAAATACCTCGTACATCATAGTCACTATTCGTTGATGCGAAGCCCCAAGCACGGCTTCCACTTTCAGCAACATAAAGTAGTTTTATTTGATGCATTTGCTCTATTTGTGGCAGTTTTTTTAATATCTGATTATGCATGATGATGTTACTCGGTATTTCCTTACAACTCTTAAATTTAATAATGTTGCCAATTATGATGATGACTAGAGCTAACAATAGCAACATAACTACTTTAGTGTCTTATTTTATAATTTATTTTTTGATACCATCTCCTATACCGTCATTTTTTTCGGTTCTTGTCAACCATTACTAACCATAGAAAACAAAAAAGCCACCAGTAACTTACTGATGGCTCTTGGTTTTTTAACCTTTATCAACTATTGCTGATAAACGGTATTTTATTCCCACTCAATTATATTCTAGTAATTTAACTAACTGATAAATATAAATTATATTAAAATCAGATATCACTGACACCGTCACTGATACCGTCATTATGAAATCTGTCTATTTTTTCATCGGTAAGAATTGAGGAGTTTTTCCTTTGCTTCCAGCTCTGAAATACAAAGGTTAAGTGTTCTGGTGTTTTCATCTGCACGCTGAGCTTCACGCCCATATCGTTCAAGTGTTTCTCGTAGTTGTCGAGAAAGTTCACTGGCTTTGGCTTTCTCAATTCGGCAGGTATTGGTGTTATCGGTACTTGTAACTTCTGTTTTCGTGGTACCGGTTGAGAGCTGCACCCTGTCAAAGTGATTAAGAACACGATCAAGCAAAGCATCTGTACGTATCGTATCATGCTGTTGTGCGTCATGATATATCTCCAACCTATTCTGCTGTTCATTGTCTGCTTGTTTACGCAGAACAATATTTGTGGCCACATCCTTTTCATCTAATTGATTACCTGCAATCTGTTTATTCATTGCTTGGTTATCAAAATAAATACCGCCAGCAACAAAGCCAGCGGTAAAGGAAACAGCCAAAGCAATTAACGCTATGACGGTTTTATTCATTAATCATCACCATTATTAAATTAATGAAAAGGCTCTATCGAAAACATCATCAACATAAGGCTGTTGAGCATTTTCAACAGAAATGATTGCTTTTGCCATTTTGATTGATGTTGATTTATTAAATAGGTTTAAGCATTCGTGACGTTGAAAGCCCGTATCCTTGCAAACTCGTTTAATATAATTTTCAGTATGGTTGTTATCAGATGATGGCGCCCATCGTTCTATGATTTCTTCAACAGTATCTATTTTGTCACAACCAACATTAGGCTTACCTTTTTGCTTACTATAAGTTTGAAGCAATTTCATTAATGCCCGAACACCATAATAAACATTGATAAAAGTACAAAATTTATCATCATTTTGTACTGTTGCTAGACCTTGCCATTTAGAAGAACCATGTCGAATGTTGCCCGGATTATTATTTCTGATACCTCTAACGCCAGTGTTAACGTAATTGCTTTTAAAAACTGACATATTCACCCCTTTATAAACTTGATGACATTGCCTTTACTGACCAGCAACGTTGTGCAGATCAGGATATTGGCAAAGATGTTGTAGATATCAGCGTGATAATTAGGATCGAAGTAAGCGCGAATAGGTACGCTTGAAGAATAAGCAAGAATGAGGAAAGCTAACCATCCACCTTTTTTACAGTGTTGTCTGCCGTCACGTTTAAAATAGAACACACGTAAAAATATGACTGTACAGATGATGGCGTTAACAATAGTGAGCAATGTTTCGCATTTCATTGTTGCCCTCCTTGTTTCGGTATATCAACCCTTCCATATGCTTTTACGCTTAACTTAACCACAAGCAAAGCGGAAACAAAAGCACCTACGGCATCGATATGTTCGATTTCGTATTGCTCCGGTTTCACACCGAAAAGGCCTGTAACAGAAATAAAGATAGTTGCTGCGGGGCTAAAGAATATAAGACCACAAACGAAGCTTAGAAAAGCTAATAACGATCTACGTTTAAAGCTATATTCAGTAGCAGCAGTAGTAAAGAAGATGGCTCCCAACAGTGAACCCATAACAACTTCTGCTGGAAGCCCTGCGAAGTAACCAAGAAAAGCAGTAGTGCCGATCCCAGCTTTTGTGTAGACATCTTCTTGCATGAGTGTAGTACCAGTGATTAATGAATAGTCATGATACTACACAACAAGAAAGATAACCAAAAATGCAAAAAAGATTAAACAAACATTATTATATAATTTGTAATAAAAACCATTTAATAAAACAAACATATAGAATGCTGACCTAAATTTACATTAGTGATAAACTCTCACATCAATTTTTATTATAGATAATTTAATTATGCTCCAGCTATTTGCGCGATACTTCTCTGTTGGTGTTATTAACACTCTTTTACATTGGGTGGTGTTCGGTATTTTGGTTTACTTAGTTACCACAACACAGGCTACTGCGAACCTGATCGCATTCATCATTGCTGTTACCTTCTCATTCTTTGCTAACGCTAAGTTTACATTTAAGAAGAAAGCAACTGGTAGGAGATACATAGCATTCACAGTATTCATGGGTGTGTTAAGTTATCTGACTGGATTTATAGCCGATAAACTCAATGCAATGCCAATAATTACCTTAGTTGCATTCTCAGCAATTAGCCTTGTTCTTGGCTTTTTCTACTCAAAATTATTTGTCTTTAAAGGAATAGAGTAATGAAGATTTCTTTAGTTGTTCCAGTTTTCAATGAAGAAGAAGCAATACCTATTTTTTATAAAACGGTTCGTGAAAATGAAGAACTAAAAAAATATGACGTTGAAATTATTTTTATTAATGATGGCAGTAAAGATTCAACTGAAAATATCATCAATGCGTTGTCGTTAGCTGATGAGCAAGTAGTAGCATTAAGTTTTACTAGAAACTTTGGTAAAGAACCTGCACTTTTTGCAGGATTAGATCATGCCACTGGTGAAGCAATAATCCCTATTGATGTTGACCTTCAAGACCCAATAGAAGTTATCCCCCAATTAATAGAAAAGTGGAAACAAGGTGCTGATGTTGTTTTAGCAAAAAGAACTGACCGATCTACTGATGGTTGGTTGAAACGCAAAACAGCAGAATGGTTTTATAAACTGCATAATAAAATCAGCACACCAAAGATTGAAGAAAACGTGGGTGATTTCCGTTTAATGTCTCGTGAAACAGTTGAGAATATTAAATTGCTTCCTGAACGCAACTTATTTATGAAAGGTGTTCTATCTTGGGTGGGAGGGAAAGTAGATATCGTCGAATATTCTCGTGCTGAACGTTCCGCTGGTGAATCCAAGTTTAATGGCTGGAAACTTTGGAACCTTGCATTAGAAGGGATCACCAGTTTTTCAACCTTTCCACTCCGTATGTGGACTTATATTGGTTTATTTGTTGGCGCCATTTCATTTGTTTATGGTGGCTGGATGATTATAGATAAGCTGATTTGGGGAAACCCTGTGCCGGGATACCCGTCTCTTCTGGTTTCTATTTTATTTCTTGGTGGTATTCAGCTTATTGGTATTGGTGTTCTTGGTGAATATATCGGGAGGATATATGTTGAAAGCAAGAAAAGACCTAAATACTTGTTAAAGGACAATAAAAAATGATAAGTAAAAATAAAAACATTTTTTTTATGTTTATAATGGCATCATTAATTTTTTATTTCCCCATCATAAATAATGGTATTTATTATAGAGATGATTTACATAGAAACTTGACAGGTTATTACGGATGGGATGTGTTAGGGCGACCACTAGCTAATTATTTTTCAAGAATAATTACATCCAGTGGAGATTTTTTAATTGATATATTTCCGTTAAATATAATTTACTCATGTGTTTTTTTATCAATATCATGTCTTTTAATAAAAACAAATATACTAGATAAATATGAAATAAAAAACTCATCAATAATATCTTTGATATTTATATTAAATCCATTCTTCATTCAAAATATGATGTATAGATTTGATTCTATACAAATGTCATTTGCAATATTGTTATCCATTTGTTCATATACATACAAAAATAAAAACTTACCCTTATATGTTTTATTTTCAATAATATTTGGCGTGTTGTCTCTTTCTCTTTACCAACCTTGCTATAATATATTTTTAGCTATGATGTCCATTGATATCCTATGCATGGCTTTATCAAAAAAAAGCACCAAAGAAACATTTATAAATATTTACAAAAAATCTTTAATATTCATTGTATCCTACCTTTTATACTTAATAATAATTAAGTATATATTCTTAATATCAAACAGTAGAGGTGATTTAATAGAATTCGATCTGGATTCAATAATTATATTAAGTAAAACTTTTAATGATGTTCTAGATTTAATTTTCTTAATTTTTATTGATGATGGAAGTAAAATATTTTTTATTATATTATTCTCTTTATCTTTTATTTGTTATTCTTTTATTTTATATAAATATAAAAATCGCATTGGTTTATTATTTCTAATATTTATCTCTATAGTAATATTTTTTATTTCGTTACTTGGGCCTGCTATTTTATTGAAAAACCCTCCAATAATGGCAAGGACTATTGTTACATTTCCCGTGCTTTTAATGTTGATATCAATACCTATATTATCAACAAATAATCTTAAATACTCTATTTTCATTATTATTATTCCACTATTATCAATGAGTTACTACATATCTAATGCAGTGTCATCTCAAAGAGATTATGAATCTTCATTCTTTGATATGATCAACTATGATATTTTGAATAAAATTGGAAGTGACTATGATAAAGTGATAATAACAGGAAAACCTAGCTACAGCAGAGCGACATCATTGATTATAAATAATCATAAAATTGTGGATATGTTTGTCACACCTGCATTTGGTTTTCAAGCATCATTTATGCTTACTCAAAAAGGTGTTATGCGAGTTGAGCCAGCATATGGTAAGGATAAAATATATAATGAATTTATTAACAAAATTAAAAATGATGGCGTAAAACCAATATCATGCAACAATGAATACTCTATATACTATAATGATAAAATCGTAGCTATAAAACTTGGTAAATGCTAATAAAGTGGGGTTATTAACCCCACTTTATATTAAATATTAAAAATACAAGCAGTATTGTCAGGACTAGAAAATAAAAACTCTATTATGAAAAAATTACGTGAGCTACTACTTGATAAATAAATGTTATTTTGCGAGTACGACAAAACGAAGTAATCATCATTGCCTGAAGAATTTACCTTTTTAAAAATTGATGTCCCATTAACTTTAGTGAGAATATACTCTGAAGAAGATTGTTTTGAATTATAATCAGTACTTATTATTTTAATTAAAACTTCACAGTTAGCCCCTGAGATTGATAGTATATTTTTTTCTATACTTATATTTCTAACATTGATTTTTCTCGTTATAAATCCATCTGGTATAGAAGTGCTACTATTTACCATATTAACATCTTTTGGCACTGAAAGAGATGAACCAAATCTGTCAAATCCACGATCCCTTGTATCAGATACAGCGTAATGTATTATCTTAGGATATCTATAATATTTACCTGAATCTAGTACAGCATGACCGATAGCATATGATGGTATACTATCATCCAAGAATAAAACAAACTCATTTCCTGATGGGTTTGTAACATATACAATATAATCATATTGGTCATCAAATTGATTATATGGAGCATATCCAGAAAAAGACGCGTTAAATCCAGAAGATAGTTCAATTAAATACCTATCTACAGCTTTAGATGACTTAAGGTTTGCTACTTGAATCCCACTTACATTCAACCCTCTGAAAGTATTCACTTTCAAATATTGCTCAACAAATTCTGCTCCATTGGATGCTAGAGAAACCCCTTTAACAATATCAAAAAAATACGCAATTTCAGTTCTTTCTCCAACACCATCACAACCATTACTAGACCAATTTGAATACCATAACTCGTTAGATACTTTATATCCAAATCGTTTACATGCCCTAGCCCAACAATTTAGCATATTTAATGAAGTTGAAGTTCCTTTTATCCACCCACCTTCAGAATTTGGTCCACCAAAAGAAAAACCATCTCTACCATTATTATTAGATAATACCCTAATAAATGATGTCATATACATTGATACGTGTATACCATCTAAAATAGCATCCTCAAAACAGCCACCGATAAATAAACTATTTGCATACCAAAAATCATTACTGAATAAAACATAGTTTAATTTGTTACCACCACTAACCCCTAAAGATTCAATCCTTGCCCCCCAGTCAGATCTACCACATTCAATTTTTATTAATGATTCTCCCTCAATACCTCCTGTATATCTAATACTAGAATTTCTATCTCTTCCACCGAATATATTTACATTCCTTAACTTGCGTATTATTAAACAATGTTTCCCATCAGCATCTGGATTAAATGAGTTAATTCCAAAATATTTGTCATCATGGCTAGAGTTTGTAAACAGCAACGATCCACTAAACTCCATATATTCAATAGCTAATTGTATTGCCTCGCGATTATCTGTTATTCCATTATCATCAACACCGCCAAAATTAAATATATTATGTGATTCATAACCAAAATTAGCATCACCAACACAGATCCATGATTCATCTGGTGATGAGTTGGGGCTAACAAAAATAGGTAATGAATCTCTATTCCTAACCGCGTAATAGAAATCACCAAATTTAACACACTCCAAATCAGTATTTACAGTACACCCATCAATAAAGTTACCAATACGAGTATATTTTGTCTTTGTAATTATTGATGAGATAGAGTTGTTTCCAATGTTTACAAATTCACCACCTTTTTCAGAAGATAATATGCTCAATACCTCAATAGCACTTCCAGAAGCTGGGGCAACAGCTATTGGGTATCCATCTTTATCAAACGTTAAAACTTTTCCAGCTCTCTCATCTGCATTTGGCAATGCTGGTATAACCTTATCTTTTACCCTTAATGTTTTACTATCAATATCCTTAATACTGTTATCAACGTAGTCTTTATTAGCACTATCACTGCCGAGCTTAGGAGTCGCTAAATTAGCAATACGATTGCCCTTGGCATCATAGTAATTCGATAGATAGGTAGGCTTACGTAAGCTTAAAGAGAAAGTACCAAATGCTTTTTGAATTAACATCGTTAAATAATCAAAGGCATCTTCATGTACTTCTGCAAAGAATTTACCCTGATTACGCAGATCAGTTTCTTGTACAACAGGTAAATCACGTTCTAATAATATCTTCCAGCCTTGAGCTAAAGGTTTATTTAAAACCACCTTACCGCCATGATAAGAACCAGCCCCCACAATAGTGTAATCAGTGCCATTCTTTAATATTGTTTCATTGCCGTCACTGTCAGCAACCACAACAATCAAATGTTTGCCTTCAAAGATACGGAAACGAAAATCAAAATCCGTTGTTACGCCATTACCTACATACTCTTCATGGCTTAGTTCAGTAGATACCGTCATTGCTCATCTCCTCTGGTGTTAATGAGGATATGATACGTTTAACTACAAAACATATCCATATTTGCAATAATGGTTATCATATAGAAAATTAAATTAACCATTTGGATGAACATTTTAATGTATTTACATTATTATAGTTTACGTAATTATTTTCATTAGTGAGGACTTTAGCCATGGAAAAGAAGTATGAATACCCTGCACCAGCTAACTATCCAGATGTAGTGAATACCGATAAAGGGATTGAAAAGTTAATTACAAAATCAAACCTTGAAGCACTTTTAACAAAAATGGGAGAAGATGGTCATGACGTATCAGCTCCACTTGTAGAACTGATAGCAATGAGAAACTTTATAGTTCAAAAGATGAGAGGCAATAAAAATATAATACCGTTGGTGGAATGTATTTTAGCTGAATTAAAGAAATGAGAACAATGCACCGCTTAAGCGGTGCTATTTATATATTTCGTTAATAAAATCACTTTTTGATTCTTTATATTTCTTACCAAAAAGACTTTTACAAGCATCATCCATTACCAACTCTGCTTTTTTGAGCTTGTCTTTACAGTGAAAAAAGTACAAACATAAGCCTATTGTCACAAAAACAAATAATATAGTTCCGCCACGTGGAAAGATAAAGCTCATAAATACACCAAAAATACAGGCAATAAGAATATATTTTGCTGTATTATAACTAAGCATTGCATCATCATAATCTTTCTGTATTTTTAATAACTTATCTTTATTCCACATGGCGTTTACTCTATTTCATCTGCTCCTCAACCTGATTCAATAATGGTGACAAATAAAACAAGTTTTGGAAAGGTAATAGTTTTCGTACAGATCGCACTTCTCTATCATCAAACTCACCGTTTAATACACCTGATGTGATGTTTTTAATATCACCACCGAGATCAAATGTAGGGCCTAATAATGCACCAATCCCGTTACGGCTTTGATAACGTGATGCTGGTGGCCCACCAAACATAGCACTCATACCATAAGTACCACCGCTAAGGTTTTCCAATACGTTATTAGGCTCACCCAACCATCCCATCATTCCTGACCAGTCTAACCCTTCTTTTACTAAGTTAGCTGGTTCGGTATTAATATCTCGTCCTGCCATTTTAGCCTTGAGGACATAGACTAGGGATCCAAGTGCTACCTGAAGCAATGCTCCATAGTAAAATGATGCATCACCTGATTGTATGCCTGATACCAACGCTCTATTGTGAGTAGCAAAGAAGAAGGTTTTAAACTGCATCACAATCTTACCTAGTTCACTGCTCATCATTAATGGTGTATCACCAATGCCCGGTGTGATAACCGTGGTTCTTACGTCTTTTAATACTGCCGCTTGGAAAGTTTCACGCACAACACGATCATCCCATAAGTGGCTATGTCCTGTTAACATGCCGTCTAAATCTTCACCGTGTCGCTTAAACTGATCTGCTATACGCTTTAGCATTGATTCATCGATACCAATATGAGCGAGTTTCTTTATTTCTCGTTTACTTAACGAACCACCAGCATCTAAAGTGTTTGCTGCTTTCAGTACCTTAGATTGAGTAATAAGCCCAGACCACATTTTCATCGTGTCTGTATATTGGTTCATTAATGTAAAGTTACCAAATTTCTGTGACGACCATTGTAAGCCACGTTCTAAATAGCTACGCCTACTGTATGGATCGCTAAGGTCAGCAATCACCTTAGAGCGACTGGATAATACATATTCAAGACCAATACCCATTTCACGTAAATCAGCTTTAGCAATACGCATAGCACCAATATCAGTTAACATCTTACTCAATGGTTTTAACGCACTACGTAAACCGTGTTGCATAATCGGACGAGCCATATCAGGCAACGATGATATTGTCATGCCACCTAATAAACGTAAGAAATTAACGTGACGAGCCACACGACCAGCACGAACAAAAAAACTAGAGGGATCTTTAGGTGCTCCGTAGGTTCCTAATAGACGGTCACGCATAGCACGAATATCACGTAAATCAGCCTCTCTTCTCGCTTCTAATCGGCTACGTTCTTTAGGTGTGGTTGCATCAGCAATAAGTTGGTTGTATTCCTCTGTAATCGCTTTGATTTGATTATCCATATCAACACGACCAAATTTCGCCGTGAGTTCAATTTCAGGCGCAACTTGGCGAATATAGTTTTCCATCACATAGTTAACATCTGATTCGAGATAGTCTTTAATACGTTCATCAGGAATGTTAAGCGTTCTATCTTTTGTAAAACCAGCACGTTTAACTAACCCATCAGGGATCAGTTCACTGGGTACAATGCCAGACGGGGCACCAATAATTTTATTAATGATATCATCTGCTGCCGCATCTAACTCTTCGCGCTCTAAAGGTGTCAGGCGATTTAATGCTGATTGTCTAATTCTGTCATGGCGAGTTAATGAATTTGCAGTTCGTGTTAAACGACGATGTTCATTTCTAAACTTGCGAGGGTTATCAAGAATATCAACACTACGTTGTAATGCAGGTAATTTATTCTCAGCATCATTAATACGTTGTAACTTTCTTTGTAATGTTGCCTGTCTTCTTGTTTGTGTTTTATTTAGCTTAGTAAGGTTAGAAAGTGAATTTAGCTCAACTTCTACCGCGTTCTTTTCATTAATTATTTTTTGATATTTATTAATATCATCCATCAACAAAGACTTTTTACCCGACCAACTCTCAGCCTCTTTAATCTCAAGCCCTAAACGTTCAGCTTGTGGTGATGCATTGCGTGCTTTATCAATACCGATTTCAGCACGATCAAGGCTACCTTTGGCTTTATTTATCGAGGTTTGATTAATCTCTTCTAGCCAGTCAGCAATGATTTTCTTAAATTCAGTACGATCATTTAAAATTTTGTCGAATTTATAAATACGAGGGAAGTAGCTTTGTGCTGTTGTCACCTTTACACCTTCACGTAAGATCCCTAATTCAACCATTCTATCTTTGGTTACTTCGACAATAGGTCTAATAGAACGTGCCGCCTCTGCCACTTGTGGTATCGCATGAGTATCACCATTGCGCATAGCATCACCAACAGCTTCACTAAATTGGTAATAATTCATATCACGGCCACCAGATTGACGATATTGTTTAAAGTGGTCTTTCGTTGATTCTACTTGTTTATAAACGAGAGTTTCATAACCTCTCACTTTTGTTTCAACAGCGGTAAATGTCGCAATACCTTCTTCATTTTTAGCAAAGGTAAAGTTATTTTCTGTGAGTTGTTGGTTAATTTGGCGCGCTGTTTTAGAGGGGGATTGAGCAACACGGCCAACAGGGCTAACATTCATCGTACGATTAATAAATGATGGCCCTTTTAAGGTTTCTTGTTCTAATGTGGTGTTAGGTACTTCCATTGCACCAATACTAGAATTATCAGGAATATTATTTGGAATATTTTGTTGCCCTGATTGTTGTTCTCCAATTAAATCATTTCTTACTTTTGTTACCAATTCACCACGGTTTTTTACTAACTGTGCGGCTGAACCTAGGGTTCCACCGATCATGGCGTCAAGTGTAATGTTAATTGCACTTTCAGTTAATGTTCGTGTTTCTTGGGTACTATGCAATGCCATTTCAGAAGCTACACCACCAGCGATATTTGCCAATGCAAACTTACCTGCAGTTGTGGCCACACTGCCACCTTTTACAATGGCTCCCCCTGGTATCATCATTGCAGCAACATTAATTGGATCAATAACCCCCATAGCAATACTACTCACAACACCAGCACCGCCAGCATCTGCTAACATTTGCTTATCGTTACGCTCACGATCAATACGTTGTTTTATTGCAGCGGTTTCTTGAGGAGAGTTTGAATGAATAAAGGCATCGGCATAGTCTTCATAGCCTGAAAGCGTTAATTCATCTTCAAATGGGTTATAGCCTTCTACATCTTCAAATTGATTAAAAGGTGCAGTAGCAATCAAGCTACCCACTGAGTTATCGATACGAAACGCCGCATCACGTAATTCTTTAGTTTGCCGTCTATCATCAAGCGGATTAATAGGGTCATACCAAGACGGTGAAACATTATCACCGTAAGTAGGTTCTGTTTGCTGAACAGCATGAATATCCGCAGATAAAATATCATCAGGTTGTTGTTCGTAAATAGGCATCAGTTTTTATCCCAAGAAAAATAATTATTGAATTTATTTACTCGCTCATTGTGAGCTTCTTTATATTGCTCACGGATATTTTGACGACGTTCATCAAATTCTGAGCGTGATTTATCCAATGCTTCTTCTCGTTCCCTTTTATCCTGAGCTTCCTTAACGCTTTGTTGGCGTTTTTCCATTACCTCTTTATACATTGGTGATGATGACTGTTCTGGTTTAAAGCGAATAGGCAAGCCGTTATCTCCCGTGTATGGACGATAAATAGGGATATCATCACTACCGGTTTGTTTTATCATTATGCCGTAACTGTAGTCTCTGGGGGTCACTGCATCAGAGACAATAACAATATCAGTATCAGAAGAAGCGCCACCAAATGATTTAGACATTAATTGCTTTTTCTCTTCTTCCCATTGACCCGCGATCCAGTTTCCAGCACCTGATTCATTAATACCGTATACGGCTTCTGGTGCATAACGCATAACTTCTTCACTGCCATTGATATTAGATACCGCCCACGTTCTTTTAATTTGAGCGTTAGTCATTTTCTTGGCTAGTTCTGCATCACCGCCTGTTTCAGCAAAGTTAGCGTCATACAGTGTTTGATAGTCACGTAAGTAAGCGCCATTTTGAGTACCAGGCTTACTAACGCTTGGTGAAGAAAATGGTTTATACCAAGGGTAAAAATCATTGATATTAGATTGCGCTGCTTTATCTCTATCCTTGATATATCCTTTATCCCTGATTTGAGAAGCGATCATTTGTTTAGTGCGTTCATCTTGTTCAAATGTCGTCTTAAATGCAGTTTCTACCGCTTTATCATCAGGCATACCCGCACGACTTAAACTATATACTTTTGAGTAATATGCCATTGTGCTTGATGGAATATCAGTTGCTGATGCCGGATTGTTATCAAATATCTGCCCATACATTTTCGCGATAGGAAGAACAACTTCAGGATCTTTAGATGTTGCCCCCATATTCAATACAGACTTAACTTGTGATGGGATAATCCCTGTCCTTGCTGTAAGTTCGGCAACGGCATTTAAGCTATTATCATCACGTAAATTAAAGCTCTGCTGAATATGTTTTTCAAAGTAATCATCTGCTGCCTGCTGATTATTCTTATCATTAGGATCAAGTGGAAAATTATTTTGAATGGAAAGCTGTAATCGGTTAGCTGCAAACTGTTTATCTTGTTCCTTGATATTACCTTCAACGAACTTACCAAATTTCTCCCAACGTTGAATTTTGCTTTCGTAGTTTACCTCACCCGTTTGAGGTCTAATTTGTGATAACAAAGCTTGCTGTGCTTGTGGAGACATCTCTTTAGCTGCTGACATAAAACCAGCATAACGCTTAGCTTCTTGCATATCAGCAGACATAGCCGAACCTTTGTCATAGCCAAACGCAGAGATTAATTCATCATGAGTAGGCGCATTAGGTGCTTCAAGCCCTCTTTCCCATGCTGCGTAAGAGTCCGCTACACGAGTACCGAGTTGTTGCTGTAACTCACCTTGTTTTTGCTTGCGTAGCTGTTCTGCTTGTCGTAAATATTTTGCTTGGTCAGCTTCATCTAAGGCATCGAAAGCAGCAGATCCGGTTAATAGTTTTGGTGCTTCTGATGTCGCTTGTAACTCAACAAAACCAAGTGCTGACTGTATGCCTGTTGCTATCTGCTCATCAGTGTAATTAACACGGTTACGCCCATTCTCTTTATACATTATCGCTGTCGATAAATGCGTTAAGGTATCTAAATTCGTTAAATCTAATGGTTGATTAGGTGCAACACCAAGGTAATCAGATACATACTCAATGTATGCTTGAGTATCATTATTATCTTCTGGTGGCGCCCAACGATTAATGATCTGCTCTGGTGTAACAAAACCCTGTCGAGCATAAGAAAGTAGATTTTTACCTAATGCTCTAATACCGTGCTCAGGTGTGGCAAACTTAGCAAATGCACCATCATCACCGGTTTGCCCTACCCATTTATTGCTAGATATACGAATATTACCAGGGTTGTTGTTTCTAACACCTCTTGTATCACCGTTACTAGGTGTATACATATTCTCTTGCTGTTTATGCAGATTATCAGCGTAAGCAGTAGCATCTTCAGGGTTATCAAAAATCCCTAAGTGCTTACCTGTTTGCTCGTATAACGCAATAGCTTCATCATCAGATAACAGCTTGCCATCGTCACTTACGGTAGGTATCAGCACTTCACCATCATCGGTACCAATAGAAATCGTTCTTACTGTACTAATTGAGCCGTCTTCGTTTTTAACTGTTGGCCTATTGAGTAAATTAATATTACCCTGTTGGGTCATTCCTTTAACTTTACCAACAGTACCACCATAGAACGCATTATTTCTGGTAGCACCACCAAGGCTTGAAGGTTCTCCATTTCGTTCTAAGAACCCCATATAATTAGCACCGAGTTGGTTTTCAATCGCTTTACGTGCAGTCGCTACTTTGAATTCTTGTTTCTTGGCGAGGATCTGCTCTTCCCCCCAGCCATGCGATAATCCAAACTCTTCTATTTGCTGAAACACTTGTTTATGTGCAGAAATATAAGCCTGATTATCGCCGTACATTGATGCGGCAGACTCTGCATTTAATGTTAACGTTGATTGAAACTGGTCTTGTTCATAAGCTTTGATTTGCCCCATCTCATGACGATTCGCTTGTGATGCAAACTGAACACCCATTTCTTGCGCTTGTTGCATAAAGCTTTGTCGAACAATATCGTCAGGTAATGTTGATGATATTTCACCAGCATAATCACGAAATGACTGCTCATACTCAGACGCTTTACCAATCGCATTCTTACCTTGCTGTGAAAGTAATCCATTTTGCGGATCGGTCATCAGTTCATTGGCTTTTTGTCGTAGCTGTAATGCGGCATCTTGCGCCAGTGCGACATTGGCCCTTTGTTTTGCTTCTGCAAACAAACCAACATATTGCTCACCAACACGACCAATGCCAGCGCCAAAAGCATCAGGCGATGATTGAACAGAAAACCCATTATTCGGTAACTGTTCAGGCATAACCGTTCTATTATCGTATGTAGGAACCTTTGGCATAATTAAAATCCTTTTGGTGCTTTAGCGAATGTTTTGCCGGCTTTCGCAGCACCTGAGCCACCACCACCGAACGGACTCCATGTACCACCAGCCAACTGATACGCGCCATAAGCTTGAATAGGGGCTGTTAATAACGTTGTCATTGCACCCATATTGCCTGAGCGTCTTGCCATTTTTGCATTAAGGCGATCATTCTCAGCTTGCATACGATAGCCATACGCTTCACGAGAAGCGTTATTAACCATAGTTAACGCATCAAGCTCACCCATTGCAGCAGTATCACCTAAAATATCTAAAGCCCCAGCAGTGCTTAAATCAATGCCACTGGCTGACATTGTTGCTGCCTGTGTACCTGCTAATTGGCGAGTGCGTCTACGCTGTTCTTGTGCCTGAGCATTGCCTTTATTAATTGCATCAAGTGCAGCATCTTCATTAATTTTGGCGTTTTGATTAGCCACTGATGCTTGAAATTTACCATCGGTATATTGTCCGTATGCTTGCAATGCAGAAGTACCAATTACTGCTGCCGCTAATGTTGTTGGTTCACACATTATTTAGCCCTCAATGTAAAACGATGGAAAGGTAACTGAAGTAAACCTGTTGGCTTTGCTTCTTCAATCTGAAACCCCAACCAATGGAGCCAAGCCTTAGCAATATGATTACGTTCATCGACATAATTCATCAGTGTTGGGTATTGCCCTAACATCTGTTTTAAGATGGGTTTACAGCGCCGTAGAAAAGTTTTCTGGTGTTGCTCTAATAAATCAGTCCCCACTAGCCAAGGGATACCTAAACCAGTAAGTAATGAGCCAGAAGCAACACCAAAAATAGTCACCACCTCATCATTAATAATGCCGACATAGGCTTTAGTAGAAACAGATAAGCCATGTCGTAATACCTGCTCAGGTGTTTGCATTGACATAGCGTAGAACTCATCAACATCAGCTTGTCTTACATGTGGTAATAAACGAACAATATGTTCATGAGTAGCAGGAATAATTTGTACATGATGTTTTTTCATATCAGAAACCACCAGCATCAATACGCGGAATAACAGAGAGCACCGCTAACGGTAACGGATCAACCTGTCTAATAAAGACACGTCCGTTTTTGCTCCAATCTGCATCTAAATTAATTTCAACAATGCCTGTGGCATCATCAACAGGATTGTCGTAAAACTCGAATTGACGTTGAGGATACTCATATAGCCGTTCTTTTTCAGTACCAGCCCAAATACCCCGACTACTATTTACAATTAAGCTGGCAACCTTAATAAGCTTCTTCTTATCAAGTAATGTTTCTTGCCCATTGATATGGATATCAAGCGTTTCTAATTCGCTGGTAATAGGTAATCCGATATGTACTACGGCTGATGGCGTATCAATTTCCACTGTACCATTGGTGACAATGGCCTGCGGTGAAACATTAGCATCGGAAAGAATATTAACTGTCTTACCTTCAAGATGATTTAAGCCAGCAAAGCGATAGCGGGCTATGCTCCATTCAGTAGTGGGCGTATTTTGTAATACTGGTGGAATATTGCGATTAGCAGAAATAACCACTTGATTTTCAGATACATATTGAACAATCTTACAGCGAAGCTCTTTATGTTCATTATCTTCAAAATAAGGAATATTGACGGCACTACCAATATCAGAAGCACTAAAGACCGGATCACCTGAAATCACTAATGGATAGTTTTCTTGATAGTTCCACTCACCCGCTCCACCAGTGATGGTTGCTGTTTTTGATATATCAGTATTTCTACCGTCATAACTTAAGCCAGAATCCACAAAGAAAGCATCTTCTGTACGAGTAAATAAACGGCTGGCTAATCGTTCTACATACCGAACCTGTTTACCGTTTACTGTGCGCTGAACAATAAAATAAGCTGAATCTTCATTGCCTTCACTGATCGAACACGTTGACTCAAATTTCCCTTCTGTCGATTGTGGCGCCCATGCAAAAACTTGTTGTTCTCTTAAATAGGTTAAAGCCAGCATTAACCCATCGTCACGTATGCACCATGCAATAGAATATGGAACCGTAGTAAATGACCAATCAACAATACGGTGGCGTTGAAATAGGTGATTTGCCAACATAGTTAAGTCAGTGCCTTGATACCCATCCACATCAAAGGAATACGATAAATCACGCACAGCACTGCCTTTCTCTTGTATATAAAGCGCAATGTTCGCAACAGAGATTGGAGGTAAATCACTTGAACCGTTAGCCCCTTGTGATGACATTGAAAAACTGGAAGGTGTAAGTACTTTATTCTGATCGCCTGTGATTTGATATTCACCACCAGAGGTCAATGCCACCAGCGAACCGACATCGATCAAATGGCGAATTTCATTTACTTGACGACCTGCATACGTGTAGATAATGCGATCATCATCTTGGATAGGGTTGTTGCGTCCAAAGTCTTTATAGTCACCGCTACGACTGGCCCATATCGTTTGTGGATAGGCACGAGAGCCGGCAAAGAATAAACGTTGTTGGTAATAAACAACGGTGCTTGGATAACCATCAACATCATTCCACACTGCACGCGCCCATTTATGGCTTGCATTATCTTCACCAACGGCATTGGATGGAATATAAGAGAGCACCTTTCCTGTGGCTGTTTTGCCATCTTCACTAACAGTTTCAATTTTTACGATACCAAAACCACTATGCAAATATTCCCACTGGATCCCTGTATCACCACCCCAACCATCCCAACTCATTCCTTCCGTGTGAGAAGGTCTTAGTGTTCCTGTTTTACCGCCACTATTGGCACGATAATAGTTACTGTCAGCACGGCGTTGATCATTAAGGTTGGTTGTTTTATCTGTTTCCCATACAGGAACCGCATCAATATCACGTTGCTCTAAATAGAACTGTTTACCTATTTGCTCGCTACCAAAAATATCATGCGTAGACGTTAACGTAATTTGCCCTGTGCTTGCACTGGCATAGACTTTCATTGCCTTATCGGTATTGATATCTTCAAAGGGGCCGTTCTTGGTTTCAACGGAGACTAACTTCCAATCATCATGATCGTAACGCTGTAACTCCATTGGTGGATAATCAGTATGAACAATCGTCATAACATCGGCTGATTGCGTATACTTCAAATCAAATAAATCAGCTTCTTTATAAGGTGTCGCTAATTCAAACACTTCGCCTTTATGTTCACCATCAGCATAGAGAACCTGCCCACCATCTTTAAACACGCGAATATAACGATCACCAAACTCTAACGCATAGGTTTGTACGGTGCTGAATTGGAAAGGAATAAGGCGAGACTTCTTATTTTGATACTTTGTTTCAGCAATAAATCGTGTGCCTGGTCTATTCTCAACGCCACCATATTGACGAACAATAAAGTTATGGCACTTGCGCAGTGCAGTTGAATACTTCGCAAGATCAACACGACCATATAGGCTTGGTGCAATTTCACCGCCTGAAAAACTAGGTTGAATAAGACTAAATGACATTATGACAACCTCGCTTGTGTGAATTCATCCATATAATCAGTTGGCTCTGCTGACTCACTTAATGAATGTGCGGCCGCGCTTTTAATAACACCTTGATAAATTTGTAGTGCTTCACCACCAATACCCGCATTTGATGCCAATGGACGAGCCAATTCAGCCGCTAAACGCCATGCAAGCGCATCTTTAAATAACGCATCAAACATATTTACGTCAGTAATACGTGCAACATATTCAAGCCATGCACTAGGGTGATCAGTAAAAATTAATCGACCAGTACCGTTTTCATCTGAACCAACATGAAAATGGATTGCCGTATCTGGTCTACGGTACTTTTGATGAGGTTCGACAATACCAATGGCTTTTAGGCAATCATTAGGATAACGATAGGCATACGCCCAATTAGGTGGGGGATTATTTGTATTGGCTAATGCCACCTTTTTAGTCGCAAAGTTCCAAGGAAAATCGGCAAGCACACTATCACGGCATTGCGCATAATGAAGGTTACATTGAACGGCTTCTTTGCTGGCTTCAGTCATGCTATTAATTGAACGACTATTACCAATGCGACTTAATGCAATATTGCAAATTTCAATTTCTGAGGCCATTACTCACCCCCATCAAAAAGAACATCTGCCGTTGATTTTGTGTCGCCTGCACCTAGAGCCAGATCGGTTATTTGTAACTCTACATATACTGACTTCTTACCTTCACGTTCATTAATGGATTTAGACAGTATTTTGGCAACAGCAGACAGCTCAATACTTTCACCAACATCAGGAATAGAAACACCTAATTTTTCTATTGTGTCGTTTTCAAGTGAAATACGTAGCCCGTATGGATATTCTTCACGAGTTTCTTTTTCACCTTTGGCATTTTCATACGTTTCTGTGCTGGTTTTTAGGTTGATTAGTTTCATTGGATATCTCTCGGCTCAGGTAGAAAATAAAAAAGGGGCTTTCGCCCCCTTTATCATCGGGGGTTAAACCCCAAGTTCTTTCCGCTTTTCATCTATTGCGGTGCGCATTTTATCTGCGCCCATATTGTGATGAGGTGCTTTACCAAATAGCTGGGTATATTGCTCACGAAGCGCATCAAGGCTTGAATCAATTGCCACACCTGAACCGCTAACAGCAATATTACTTATTCCTTCACCAGTATTATCACCAGCTCCATCAGCCACACTATGAGTATTAAGTCGAGCATCAGCGCCACCAATTAACGCTAAGTTATCACCAGCTATACCGTCGTACTCAACCTCTTCATCGATTTCAAGTAGACGCCCAGCGATAAATGATTTTTTTAAAACCTTATATCGTGACATGTCAAACCTTATTGAGTTACAGCATCGTAAATAGGATGAGCATCAACAGTTAGGTTAATGCCCGCAGTGAACTTACCCGCCGTTAATGGACCTTCTGCAACAACATATTGCAGGCGCAGGTACTTCAGAACGCCTTGAGGTACTTTCGCCACAATACGTTTACCTGCATTTAAATCAGCAATTGGCATTGCCGCAGATTCAAAGATAGATTTAGCATCAGAGAATTTATCATCTGTCGCGGTTTCTAACTTAATTTGAACAGTCGCTTCACCTGCTGCTTTAGCCTGTTCAGTCACTTGTGCAAACAGCTCTAATGGCTCACCAATACCGATATCACGAAATGTACCATGCACTGGCGTTAAGTCGATAATTTGCTTACTTACAGCAGATGCAGTAACCGCCTGATCCAGTGAAAAAAGCGTTTCTTTATCTAAAATCATTTTGACTATCTCCAAATAAATGAAAGTTAGCGGAGCCGTTAAACGACACCGCAATAACTTATTTCACCTGATCTTCAGTCGTTAAGATGGCATCAACACGGCGAACAGGAATTTCATCGAATGAAACAACTTTCTTACCGGCAACTTCTGCCATGGAAATATTGACGTTTTTACTGTTTTTAATTTGGCGACGCATCCAGCTACGAATTTGCTGGTTACAATAAAAAACAGGACGCCCCATAGAGAGGTTAGGGATCTTCTCAATTGCTTGAATAAACAAGTCTGGCAAATCGAGTGTGTCCGCTTTTTCTGGATCTTTACCAATTTTGGATAAATCAATATTGGCGATACGGACAACATAACGCCAGTCACGAACTGAGATACCATTTTTCCATTGGAAGTGAGTACGAAAGCCTTGGTATTTACCTTTGTTCTCATCTTCTAAAGTAACTTCGCCTAAATGGTTTTGCTCTAAACCTGCTTTAGAACCTTTAGGGAAAATACCGTGAACCGTGTTTTCACCCCATACGACTAACCACACAGAAGTTAAGTTACTGCCAGTACCACCAGCATCAATGATATTGACTGCATTCTTTGCTTTCATATCGTTAAAGCGTGCAGCTAATCCCGTAAAGCGCTGAGGATGAACCGTAGCATCACCATAAATAACTGTTTCAGCCATTTGCTGGTTCATTGACTCTAAGAATGCAATTGATTCAGACAATAGAAATTCATTCTTTTGCCCGTTCAAGTTAGCAAGATCTTTATCAACTTCAGAATAGGTTTCAAGCATACCAATCGCATCAGTAACCTGTGCTGTGGTTGATTTGCTTGGCGGTACACCATAATTAAGCAAACGCCATGTCGCAGATGGTAAACCAGTACGAACGGTTGTACGGTGACCCGTTGGTAAATTACCTTCAACGAAAACCATATCATCAAGAATTTCATTAGACTGATTCAGCAATTCGACGATCTTCGCTTGCTTGCTGTCAGGGCCTTGTCGTTTAGCCCAATCAACGAGAGTTAAAGCAGGCATGTTATTTCCTCTTTGTTATCCAAATAAAACATCAGCAGCACTTTTACTGCCGTTACTGTTGCCAGTGACAAGACCGTCCTCTGACATTGCTTTGCCTATCTTGGCAAAAGCCCGAATAATCTCTGGGTGATTACCTAACCCTGTTTCTGTTAAATACAATTTCAAATCATCAGAACCATAGGTATCTAATGCCTTTTGTGCTGCACCAATAGACTCATTTGATCCTAATTCTTCATCTGCTTTAACAGTTTCAGCCCATTGCTCAGTCTGCTTTTGCCAACCATCATTGATTTGTTTCTGAATAGCAGGCATGATTTTAGAGCCATAAACATCAACCAGTTTTTGCGCTTGTTCGTTGTTTAAATTCAGCTCACGAGCAATCGGCTCAAAGACTTCTAATGCACCTTTATCAAGCTCTTGCCCTTCTTCTGGTGCTTTAAATTCATACTTTTCAGGCGCACCTACATCTGATTTATTGGCATCATTTTTCTTATCATCCGGCTTGCCCTGCTCTCCACCATTCTCTTTTTCAGTGCTTTTAGTAGGATCATCACTGTTTGCTGGTGGCTCATTTTTATCTGTTGCTGATGTTTCTTGAGTAGGTTCCGTTGCTGTACCGCCACCGCCTTCACCTCCCTCGCTGTGTTGCTCGTTATACAAACGACGCATAATTAATTTCTGCCATAAGTTCATGACTGTTTCTCCCCTTGTTAAACGCTTGGTGTAGTTGCTTCATTTGCCATTTGCGCATAAAGCTCAGGGCAAACTTGGTGTAATTGATTGAAAACTTTTAACCCATAGTTACGTTCTCCCTCTCTAAATGCCATTGCATAGGGATCATTAGAAAAAGAGCTACGAAATACGCCAGAGTCAGAAATCAAACGCCAAATAACAGCACGCCCAGCTTCTGTGGACATAACCTCTTTTAGCTGTTGTTCCTCTTTCTCTTGCCTATTTTTTTGTTGAATATCGTATTCAGTGCGAGCAATTCTCTCGTCTTCATACGCATCGAATGGATGTGTCATTGAGCACCTCCACCAGCCATAGCGGACAAGGCACTATCATTATCAAGATTGGTATCACTGAGGGTTTTAGCACCATCAATAGCGGATTGAGCCATTTGCATCTGTGCCATTTGTTGTTGCTGTGCTTGTCGTTGTTGACGTATGGCTTGCACTTGCTCATTGGTTGCAACGATTGTTGGAGAGACACCAATTGCCGATGCATAGTTATCAATAGCATCATCAGCGTTAAGTTTATCTAGGGCCTCTGGCTTAACTTTTGCCAAATTGCCAACAAAGCCAGCAAAGCGTTCGATACTGCCAACGCCAATCGATTTCTGTGCCTGAGCCATTACAGAAATGTACTCAACCTTTAGATCCATTCCCTGCATTTCATCAGGCGCAACGGGAAGTAAATTTTTATTTACCAAGATTGAGAAAGTGCGATTAATCAGCTTGTCGAGTAACTCAGAATCAAGGCGTTGCAGAACAGGCCCTAATTGCAATAGCTTCTCTTCTCGCATCTCAACAACGGCTTCAATCGGCATAGAGCGCGTATTCACCATTTGCATCATGCGGAATAAATCGACAAAGTAAGCGGTATCAATCAGTTGACGGGTATCTTGAACATCTTCAAGTAGTGCTTTCAATGCTACGGGTTGAACATCAAAAATCGTTTGAATTTTATTAGTAGGATTTGCCTCATCAAGATAGTTAATGCCTCCGGGTATGGTATTTACCCGTTGGTTTTTTAATGAGGCTGGCACTTGTAAAGGTGGATTGGTCAGCTTATCAATCATCTGCGCTTTACGCTTTTGCATTAATTGAAGCGCTTTAGTACCACCTAACGCCAACATACCAGGGCAAGATGAACCGTAAACATCTTCACCATTGACTTCCCAACGTGGCGCCATAATAGGAAATTCATCATAGCCAGACTCACGTAACACTTTCTCGTGATCACCCGCCACTTCAAGATAAACGGATTTAAAAGGCTTGTGCTTCGCCTCTAACTTTCCTGTTTGTCGTTCAAGGTTTGGATATACGGCATGAACCACTTCAATCCATTGGCTGTACTGGCTTGAATTCCACATTGATTTAACAGTGTCGCTAACGCTATCAACCCCGAACTCCATTACCAACTGGCGAACGGTCATCGTAAATTTGCGATAGCAAACATCAACACTCAGGCTTGGGCTATTTGCAATGTAGTAACTGCCAAGAGGGAAATGAACGGTACGGATAATACGCTGGCTATCTTCAACAACTGCCATTGCTGCAGTGCCAAAGGTACCTAAATCCCCATACATCAACGGTAATGACTGATAGAGATTAGAACGATTGAACACTTCGTTCATGCGTTGTTCGGTGGTTTCGAGCCAAAGTTTTACAGGACCATAATCCATTAAGTCAGGATCAGGTGTTGCTAAACGAAACCAAGGACGAGCCGGACTTGTAATACCTGACATCATGCCACTGGAAAGCACCGATGAAGCCAAAGACGCCGTAGGGTCAATGATCTTACTATTACGGCGATCACCTCGATTAACATCAGACGCAGTAAAGCGCGTACTGCGAGGACGAGTGAAATCTGACAATTCACGCCAATGCGGTTCAAATGAGCTACGCTCTGTTTCCAACTGATTAAGTTGTTGCAGTAGCTGTTCTTTCAATGGCGTTGACATAGTCACCCCTTATTGACCAAGTAAGGTTTTACCGCTGGTGGATGCTGAACTTGTCGCACCCTGCGCACCTGTTAGTAACGTAGACTTACGACCTGCGGCTGCACGGCGACGACGCATTTCATCATCACGACTACCCGTTACTGCCGCATCTTGTTCTTGAGGTGCTGCCTGAACAGCAGGAGGAGTTGTAATTTTTGGAGTATTGCCAAATGGATTACACATATCGACACACCTTTATAATTAACCAATATTGCATATTAAATTAATAATACATGTTATTTGACAATATTGAAAATTATAACTACCATTTTAGTTATGCAATGCCACTGCATTTTTTCTCGGTATTGTTACCACGACAGCGTGCTTTACCTTAGGACTGTTTGCCCTCTACTCCAGAGGGCTTTTTTTATGCGAATGGATCGTAATCTGAATTGCTGACATTAACGCCAGAATGAGGTGAGGAATAATTTCTATCTATTTTGGTGACTGGATAGGCGAATGTCAGTGCTAGTGCATCACCTTTACCCGGTGAACGACCAAGACGCTTTTTAATTTCTGTTTTATCTTCTAGTACAATCTTGCTATCAATAACACGAACTTTGTATTCACCACATGACAAATCATCTGCGGTTTCCTGATCATCAATAGCCCCACCAATTTTTAGCCATGTCTTAACGCTGTTATACATTTCACCGCGTTTGTTTAGCATTTGTGGATCTGTTGATGCACCACCAAACTTAACTAAACGCCACACACGACCCCAACTTGTTCCAATGGAGTGAATGCCGGTACCATATCCAAAGTCGATATGAACAGCATCAGCCTTGTATTGATCTTCAAAGTCAGCGATACGCTTTGCCATAACAACATCGTCAGTTGTTTTAAAGCCCGTCCACAAGCACTTACTGAATAAACCTTGACGCAGATAAATTACTGCATCATCAATACCAGAATAGGCAGGGTCAACACCAATGATTACAGGCGCATGAGCAACTTCTGCCTGTGTGACAATGCGCTTCATGGCTTCATCCGTTAAACCTGTTGGGATAAACTGTAGTTCTGATGCTGACGGGAACACACCACGAACACGGACTTTAAAGAAGTCGCTATCTTCTCCGTAGTCCTCTTCCCAGTTTTTAATCTGCTCTTTGTTGCTACCTTCAACGGTACGGCTATCAATCTGCTTAGTATTCCAACGATGTTTAAACTTACGAAAGCACTCACGAAAGCGCCCTGTGTTACGGGTTGGGTTACCAAATGCTATCCAAATGATTTCGGTGCCTTCATCCGTTAACGCCCCTTCTGCCACCTCCCATACCAGATCGGCAATGTTAGACGCCTCATCAAACACCAAGATAATACGCTTACCTTTGTTGTGAAGCCCTGCAAATGCCTCCGTGTTGTTCTCTGACCACGGTACCGCATCAGCACGCCAAGCATTAGCGTGATTAGGATCATTTGAATAGATAGCTGTCTTAGTGCAAGTAAACCAATTATTGGTAAGTGATAGACGTTGCCATTTCGCTATTTCTGGCCACGTTTTAGTGCGTAGTTGATTTTCGGTGTTAGCAGTGACGACTACCTTACAATCTTCGCAGGTATCCATACCCCACTTGATGATCATTGAAATAAATGCAGATTTGCCGATACCATGACCAGAAGCACGAGCAAGTAACAATGGCTGGTGGCGTGTCTTTGGATTACGCAAATGTTCACCGATTTCATTTAATGCTTCGGCTTGCCACTGACGAGGACCATTATATTCTTCAAGCTCTCCACCAGCTTCCCCCCACGGAAATGCGTAATACGCATAACCTAATGGATCATGCGTAAATGATGCGATATCTTCAATGAGTTGTTCTTCTGGTGACTTCTGCAAAGCTTCTGACATTACTCAACGCTCCCTTGCTGAGCACGTTTACGAGCAGATGCCAACTTATCAGCCAATGATACATTTACATCGACCTGTACCCTGTCTCTAAAGGCATTGATATCAACATGCTTACCAATCAGCTCAAGTACCTTAATTTTATCCAGTAACTTTACTTTTTTAATACGTGTATCACCGTCAATATCAATGATATCGAATGCAGCAACACTTTTACGCCAAATAGGTGACCATTCAGATATTGGTTTAATATCGCCTTTCTCATTAAGAATATCGGCAATATCTGCATCAAGCATATCAACCAAGCGTTTGAGTACATTGTCAGCACTCATCTTGGTTCGCTTATTGCGCTGTTGCATAAGTTGTGCGATACGCTCTTGAATACGGGGATCAGCCATTAGTTGTGATGCGCGCTTGCAAGCACTGCCAGATGCATATCCAGCAGAGATTGCAGCATCAGTTTGATTATCGGGGGATTTGATATATTCCTGACAGAAACGTTCCATCTTGTCGTTGATAGGCGTTGGCTGTCGTGCAGGTTTCTTTCTTGGTCTTTTGATAGTCATAATCATCACCTCTTTGGTTATTATGGCTATTCAAAATGTAACATTCAAATTTTATAAGCATTACCTAAACTTATTTGGTTGACAAAATCGCGTCAACCAAATTTCTATTTTGCTATCGTTCTGTCAACCAAGTTAAGCTGTAATTCGCGATATCCATAAGTTAACCAACACTTAGCATCACCAGATAAACAGCATTGCTGAACGGGTAACTGCTCACCACAACGCTCACACTTACGCTTAGATAGTTCCTCAGCTTGTCGCTTATACTCCGCATCATCTTTACGAATAAGTATCTGCAAGTATTCAACATTATCATACGGTTCACGACCAGGCATACGTAGAACACAATTACGCTGTAACATCTCCAGCTCCTGATTATCCACCAGCAATTCAATCTTCGTTACGCCAAGTTCCTTTTGGCGCTTACGTTGTAGTGCCTTGCGTTCAGCAGGTGATTTAGCCATTTGCTAGCTCCTCAGGTATCTCAACTTCATCACCTATCTCAAGCATAACAACCGCTCGGCAAATAGCTTCTTGAGCAGTATTAGCAGTGGCATAATCACCCATTAAATGTGGCGGTGATGCATAGCAATAATTAACCCCGTCAACTTCTTCAAACATTAAATCAATCCAGTAGTTATTTATAAACTCACCACACTTTAACCAGTCGCTAGATGGGTTATATACGCAGTTATTAACATCAACAATAAACTCTTTTCCAATACGAACATCAACACAAACGGCTTTACCTACCGCAAAATCAAGCGCTAATCCTTTTAGTTTTGAGGTTTTAATTTTCATCATTCACCCTCTGGCATTGGTGGGAGCGGCAGATCGCACCAGCAGATAACGTCTGAATAATCAAACCACTGTGATATTTTTATGCTGTAAAAACCGCATCCTTCATCAATCCTCCATCCCGCGTGAGTTTCACCGTCCGCATAGAACAAAATTAACTTAACCCTCTCTGGATGTTTCTCACTCACCTTAACCCAATTAGTTCCCTGCATTAGATGTCTCCTCGCCCTTCAGTGGCTCAAATGAAACCAACTCAAATGTAATTTCACGATGGTAATCGTAATAATCAGTAGTTGGTTTTAGTGTATAAACGCCCTCACCTTGAAAGTAATCTTCGCCCGTTAAAACGGTTGATATTTCATCTTGAAAATCTCGAATGTCAGTTGCGTCAAAATCACCATGACAACCCTTTAAATAGACCTCGTTTTCGTCATCAACAGCGTGATGAATTACAACAATAGTTCCAAATGGGATTTCCTTTTGCTTGTTCATCTAAAAATCCTCTTGCGTGACATGTCACAGTTATTTGAGTTATTGAATAAGCCTAATAGCATCAATTTCTTGGCTCATAATTTCTTCCCAAACTCATTCAACGATTAATTAACTCAGTCACTAACTTAACGAATGGTAATAAGTTCATGATTTTCTGTATTTTCAGGTAACGTTACCCCTATCTTTCCCTGTTCACCCCAAAGCTTTGACGCACTGATATTCCACACCCTGCAATCTTCATCAAAAATAGCGTCCATAACGGCTTTAATCAGATTATCGACATCAGGACGTTGCTGGTGAGGTTTACCATTCATCTCAATGCGTTTCTTCTTGCTCCATGATTTAGGCATAGGGATAACAAACGTTAGGTGAGCACCGCTTTCCGGTAACGTAAAACGGTTAGCTTTCATCTCGTCACAAAAAGCGTGGTACTTAACGACAACGGGTCTTTTCTTCCATGCGTCACGCTGTGTCATACGTGGCTTTGGTACAGGATTGATATAATAAATTTGCTGTTTCATGCGCGTACCGCCACCAGCATTGCGTTCATACGGTTATGAATATCAGCAATCTTTCCATGCTGTAACGGTGGTAAGCTCTTTCTGACGTAGGTTAGTGAGCCTTTCTGACAGATAACATGCTTATCCGTAGGTTTTACTGGCTTCTTGGTCATTAAAGAGGCTTCTTTTTTGATATCTAAATCACGTAGACGCTCCATGTAATCAGGCGCTAGAGTGTATAAATAACCAATGCCGACTACCGCTTTGCATTCTACAACGGAGCTTTCAATCAATTTAATCAGTGCATAATTGGTTGTTGAACGGTTCTTCCTTCCCTTGAGATCAGAAGCAATTGCCGTTATCTCGTTAACTGACAATGATTTTTTATTGTCACGTAAAATATCAACAACTAAATCCTGCATAAATTTCATATACGATAACCCTTAATAGATTAATCATTATGGTTAATATATCCAATTTGGTTATGTTTTCAAGTATAAAAAAACAGAGTTTTTAATTAAACTCATACCTACTTAAAACGCTCTCAAATCGTCTATACGCTGTTTTCACTACTCAGACATCCAATCGCATACCTACAACAAATAAAACTAACCAGTGTTTATTACGCTAAGGATTTTGATATCCAATAACCCCTATTTGATTTTTAGTTTACGAAATTACTTAACTAAACGCCGATAGCTTTGCCATGTGAAATTTATCGTTGTTGGATTTCCCATTCGGAGTCGATCTATTACTCGTTCATCCAACACTTTGGATAGTTGGGTATAATTTAGGTTTGTAAGCACTCCAACAGGCTTTTTGTTTGCTAGTCTTCGATCCACTACTTGAAATATAATTAATTCCTCATTGAGGTTTCCACGTTGTACACCCACATCATCAAGCACTAGCAAATCAACATCACACAGATCATCTATCAGTTTTGACTCTGTTGTTTTAGCATCCTTTTGATAGGTTTCACGAACCTTCATCATTATGTCCGGCAGTGTAGCGATCAGAATACTTTTCCCTTTTTGGATAATGTGGTTTCCTATGGCTGACGCTAAATGATTTTTTCCAGTACCAGGATTACCACTGAAAATGAACCCACCAAATGATTTACCAAATTGCTCAGCGTATCTCTTAGCTTTGTACAACGCTCTTTGTTGGTCTTCACATGTAACGTCATAATTATCGAATGAACAATTTTGGTGTAATGGGCTAATACCTGATCTACCCATGATTTTATTTAAACGAGCTACTCGGTTTTCATTTGCGATCCTCATTGAATCAATTTCACCCTGCTCTCGTTGCCATGCCATTAATTCAGCAGAAGTAGTAAATTTAGGTTTAATATGCTCAGGCATTATTCGCTTTAGCCTTGCTAAGGTTGATGATGCTGTCATCAGAAGTCCTCCGGTATAAACTCATCGTTCTTTTGAGGTTGAATGATCCGTTGTGGTGGTGGAACGTTTGGTTTGAATAGTCCTTGCCATCCATTTGTAATGGTTTTGCTAATTATTTCTTCAGGTGAAAAACCTAACTCATAACACTCAGTGAGTAATTTTATTTGTCCACTGAACGTCTGTTTTGATTTTATCGGGTGTTTGATTTCCTTTCGGTACTCAATCCACTTCTCCCAAACTTCAGGATTTAGCCAATCAGGTATTTTTTCTTCCAAGATATTAAAACCTCGCTTTTGTACCGACTTTTTTTTCAAGGGGGATTTAGGGGGTTTTATATCTTGTTCTTGTTCCTGCTCCTGTTCTTGGCTTCGTAGGGTCTTCAAAGCCCCTTCCAAGCCCCTTTCATTTTTTATCGATGATTCTCTTGCAGAACTTAAATTAAAAGCATCTTTATACTTATCATAAAACATTGATAGAAATTGATTTTTAGGCTGAGAGTCATACTCTCTTTGTATACCGATACACCGGTTATCTGATGGCTTCAAAGATGATGCTATTTGATATTTTGCCATCTCGATCACCCAAACAACTTCAGCATCCTCATCATAGTGGCAAAAACCTGCTTCAATGCACCTTAGAAGCCCCTTAGAAGCCCCTTCTAAACCTAGCCCTGTTTCGTGCGCCATATAGATAATAGGTAGGTAATACATTCCGATCATATTGGCGTGAGGATTGGTTAATAAGTACATAGAGACAATAAGTGCTTCATGCCCTTTTTCTCTTATTTCCTTACCTGTTTTTCCTATCCAAAATTGTGGGGAAACTTTTCCATAGTCACGCATAAAACACCATTCACTTAGCGCTGTTAATTAATTGCTTTAACACAGAGCGATAGACTGTTGAATTTTCAAAGTTGCATTTAACGCAAACACCATTACAAACATAACGTTCAGCAACATGACCGTTCTTGCATTTCTTACCTGTAAAAAATTTTCCAAGCCCTTTTGAAGCAGCTTCTTTTCGACTAATAATCTCCATTTCAACCTCATTTGATTATGTGTATGTGCAAATGCTATCCGTTATTTTAAAATATATCAACCTAAAAAGACTTATTGGTTATCAATAAAAAATTAAGGACCACCGAAGTGATCCTTATCAATAAATAGCCTTTGAATTATTATCGAATAAAGAAATTGATTAATTGCTCTCTGGTTGTATCTGCACCGAATTCAATACAAATATCATATAACTTATTGAGTTTACTTAGTGAAGGCTTACGTTTTGCATAGCGTAGCTGATGTGATAGATACAATTGGCTATACCCCGTTCTTTGAGAAAATGCTTCTCTTTGCTTAATCGTTAAGCTATTCCAAAATTTTTTAAAGTCGAAAACTTCCATAATTTCACCAATTTGATTAACCAATAAATAATAGTAACCGTTTAGGTACTTTACCAAAAGGGTTATTTGTTTGTTTAATACACCATAACTTAATCAAATTTGTATAAAGAATAGACACCAAAGGACTTGGAGAAATGAAAAGCATTGCTGAAATTAGAAAAGATAACCTGATTTATATTATTGAACGCTACTATAACGGCAAACAAAAATTACTGGCTGATGCGTTAGGTGTAGCACCAAGTATGATCTCTCGTTACCTATCACCAAAAGATTTAAAAAGTCATCGTGAACTCACCGATCCAATGTCACGCAAAATTGAATATGTGACTAGAATTAGCAAATATTGGATGGATGTAGACCACTTAAAAGAAGGTCATGCGGAGTCAGAAAAAGAAGAATATATTCCGACTGAAATTGGCAAGATACTCTCAGATAACATCACAACATTTATGTTAAACGATGGAATAAAATCAAGAGTTAAGCTTTCTGTCGATTCAGGGCTTGCACAATCAACAGTTAACCGCATTATCAATTGTGAAGCCAGTGCCACCGCTGAAAGCATTGATGCTATTGCAAAAGCAATGGGTCGCCAAGCCTATGAACTACTGATCCCTAAAAATGATAAAGGCACTATTAACTATGATAGAAGAGCCTATTCAAAACTTCCCGCCAGCGAACAAGCCGCTATTGAAAACTTCATTGAATTTATCATTAATAAAAACCAACCCATCTCCCACGACTAACCCTCTCCATTAAAAAGAAGTCATATCTTGGCTTCTTTTTACTCTTAATAAATCATTAAATTTCATAGTGATAAAAACAAACATAACCATATTGGTGATTTATTTGTTTTTTACGGTTGACAATGGTTAATTTATGGTTATGATTAAAAGTATAAGTTAACCAATACGGTTAATTTGCTCTTTAACAATATGGATAAAAGAGACTGATTTTTTAATGCGCTCAGACATAACCAATTTGGTGATTAGTCATGATCTTTTATATCAAAGACGGTAAGCATGTATTTACCTTATCTGGCTTAAATGAGTCACAGTCATTTGACAATTTTAAAGCCGGTATTGAGTGGGCTTATGTAAGAAAGCTCGCATTACAAACAGAACAATTAGTAGGTAAACAAAATGTCAGACACTAAGCACTTAAATGTGTTGATTGCAAAAGCTCTTTTACTTAACCAAGATATTACTGATAGCGAACAAGTAGATGCGCTAACAGCTCATATCAATGGTGATATTGAAAAAGAAGAGTTTAAGCAATATGACCACTTTATTAATATCACGTTACTTGCACTTTCATTGGTTCCTAATATCAGCAGTGAACTCAGTGAAGAGCAAATCGTTAACGCTATTATGTCATTTATTGATAACCCTGGTATGCGTAGCGTTCGTCATAGAGTTAATCACTTTAACTCATTAATAAATCCAAAAACCACCTCAAATGAGGTAGAAAAAAAGGAAGTACCTCAGGAAGAGGTGATTTTTAACGCCAGTAAAGATAACCAAAACGGTCAACATAAGGAGACGGAAGATATTCCAAAGGAAGAAAATGACCAACCTGCTTATTTTGAACCTGGTCGGTATCCCGATATTCCTAACGAGGTGTATCACAGTTCAAACGGCATCAGTAGTTCGATGCTAAAAGATGCTCGTATTAGTTTGATGTATTACGAGTTACGCCATATAACAAAAGTCATTGAGCGTGAAAATAAGCGTTGTTTCGATTTAGGTAGTGCGTTTCACACGTTAACAATGGAACCTGAAAAGTTTGATGCTGAATTCAGTGTTAAGCCAATTATTCCAGAAGGTGCCTTTACAACAACGGAAACAATGAAGTCATGGATTGACGAATACAACAATAAGTTGCCTAAAAAGCTCTCACAAGATGAGTTAAAAGCAATTATTGAAGAACATAATGCCACTCTGACACCGCAACTTTCCACCAGCGGAAAAGCCGAAGAGCTAGGTCAGATATACATGCAGTTGCCCGATGAATTTAAAACCATCCCTGAAGATGGGAAATTTACTGGCGCAGCAATGAAAGCCTGTATCAAAGCCTATAATGATACTTTGCCAACACCATTGAAAACCTCAGGTAATACAGATGCATTACTTGAGCAGATATACCACCACATCAATCCTGAATTATATTTAGCAGAAGTAAGTAAGCCTGAGCCACTTAGAAAACCCGTCAAGAAAGATGATCTCATACAGGTCATTAAAGAAGTAAAACCTGATGCTGTATTTGAAGATGAAATCATTAGCCAATGGCTTAGTGACGATTCAAAAATTCATGTTCAAACCGTTGACTATGAAATGGCAAATAACATGCGTAACGCTGTTATGAACCACAAAGAAGCATCCAGTTTATTAAACCACCCTAACCGTGTATCAGAAGTGAGTTACTACGGCATTGATGAAGATACCGGCCTTGAAATTCGTGTTCGTCCTGATATCGAAATTCAAACAGAAAATAACCGATTAGGTTTTGACCTCAAATCTGTAGCACTTGGTCGATTTAAACAAGATGCCATTGAAACCATGATCCGCAGAGAAATCATTAATCGCGATTATCACATCAGTGCAGCTATGTATTGTGATGTGGCAATGCTGGATCAGTTCTTCTGGATATTCGTTAACAAAGACGAGCATTACCACTGGGTCGCTATCGTTGAAGCCTCTCCTGAATTACTTGAACTAGGTCGCGCAGAGTACAAAAAGACACTGCGTGATATCCGTGAAGCTATGGATACAGGATATTGGCCAGCACCTATCACCACTACTCTCACTATCGGTATCACTGACTTTGAGCAGAGAAAGTTAGAAGAACTGCAAAACGAAGTCGCTTAATAAAACTGCGCTTGAACAATCAGGCGCACGCTTGGAGTAAATATTATGTCAGAAGTAGCAACTCTCGAAAGAAACCAATCAGTAATGAATAACACATCATTACTTTTTAATCCTGAATCATTAGACCGCATTGTCAAATTTGCTGAGCTAATGGCATCAGGTACAGCAACGGTGCCAAGACATCTGCAAGGTAAACCGTCTGATTGTCTTGCTATCACAATGCAGTCTGCACGCTGGGGAATGGATCCTTTTGTTGTCGGTCAAAAAACACATGTCATCAATGGTGTGCTTGGTTATGAAGCCCAATTAGTAAATGCAGTTATTACCAGTTCAAATGCTGTTGTAGGTCGGTTCCATTACAAATACGGTGGCGACTGGGAAAAGATTGTAGGCATGAAAGATAAACGTGATGAATCGGGTTTATTTATTGAAGTCGGTGCAATTTTAAGAGGTGAAGAAGAAATTACATGGGGTGAGCCTGTTTACCTTGCTGATGTACAGACGAGAAACTCACCACTTTGGAAAACAATGCCTAAGCAACAAATCGCGTATCTCGCTGTAAAATATTGGGCCCGTCTTTATTGTCCTGAAGTTATCCTTGGTGTGTATACGCCAGAAGAACTTGAAGATCGCCCGATTAAAGACATCACCCCCCCGAAAGAACGTGTAAGCATTGATGAAATCACCACTCAACAACAGACAACCAATGAAGAACCGATAAAAGAGACTCAAGGCGAGTTTATACCTAAGTTCGATGCTGAAGCCTTTAGATTAGCTATTGATGATGTTCAAACTGTCGAAGAAGCTAAAAATATTCGTGCAGAAATTGAGAACTTAAAAAATGAAATGGGGATCAACCTATTTACTGAATTAAAAAATAAAGCAGTACAGGCATACCACCGTATTGATGCACGTAATGCCCTAGAAGCTTCTATTAACTCACTTCCTGAATCTGGCTCACCTGAAGCTACCGAAGAATTTGAAAAAGTAGACAAGCTACTTAAATCAAGCAAAAGAAAACTCGGTGATGAGTTATACGAGTCTTTCTCTATCACACTTAATGATATGCGCCCTGAATACCAGTGATCCTATTTAAAGCGGAGCGATACAGCTCCGCAAGGAGTTTAAATATGAATATTAAATTACCTACCAACCCTATCCGTATGCCTGCTGTTTTAAAGCTAACAGGACTTTCTCGCTCAACTATTCGCACCTTAGAGAAGAAAGGTGATTTTCCAAAGCGTATGTATTTGTCGGTGCGTTGCGTGGCATGGGAGGCTCATGAAGTATATGAATGGATAGATAAGAAAGCTAAATCAAGAGAGACACCCAAGTGTTACACCGAACGTAAGCGTAATGAAGCTGGGCAGTTTGTGAGTGATTGTTAAAGTATTATGTGGGTGGATTAGTCACATGGATGTGAGTATAATTTCTGCTTTAAATAAGGAGGGGCTATGAAGCGGAATATTGATGATTTCGACGGAATGAAAGATTTTATTATTAGCATTATTACCGTACTTGCTTGGGTACTAATTGGAACAATTGTCATTATTGGCTATTTCACCATAGAAACAAAAGGTGAAAGCATAATACTAAGCTATATATCAACAATATTCACTGCAATTTCATCACTAGGAATCGCAGCCACTATAGGCGTTTATTTTTGGCAAAAAAAAGCAGAGGATAATAAGCAACATGACATTAATAAAAAATTACTCCCATATATAATAAAAAAAAGCGAATCAATTATAAATATAATATCATCTATATATAGGCATATTGGTGAGATAGAAACAAATGCTTCAGTATATATAAATAATGATAAATTAGCATTATATTGTCTATCAGAAAATAATGGTAACATTGATGAGGTTATTAATCTAAAATGCAATGAACATGATGATTTTATAAATAATAATAAAATAATGATAGATTATAATATATATTTATTTATCATAGAATATGAGTCATGCTATAGTCGCGCATTAAAAGAAATTTATGAATTTGTAAACATCTGGAATAACTATGATGATTATGTTCTTGAGTATGGAGATGTAGCTAACAGTAAAGAAGATCTAATAAATGAACTTAAATCTGCTCTTGCCTCATATGAAATTCATATAACTAAACAAAGAAATTTATTACGACAAAAAAAACACCTGCACTAGCAGGGTTTTTTATACCTAAAATTCAGAGGATACAATGAAGCCAATACTTGATATGTGTTGTGGCTCTCGCATGTTTTATTTTGATAAACAAGACGACCGGGTTTTATTTAATGATATTAGAGCTGAAGAACATATTTTATGTGATGGAAGAATTTTAAATATAACACCAGATATTATTTCTGATTTTAAAAAGCTTCCATTACCAGATAATACTTTTTATCAAGTACTATTTGACCCACCTCATTTAATTAGAGTTGGTAAAAATAGCTGGATGTTTAAAAAATACGGTTCGTTAAATAAAGAATCATGGAGAGAAGATTTAAGTAAAGGGTTTAGTGAAGCATTTAGAGTG